TTTTTTTCTCTAATAACCCATACAGCAAAACCATAACCAGGTAGCCATCTACCTACTTGTGGCATTTGTAAATCTAGTTTTTGTGTATCATCATACGAAGTTACAATACGAGCTATCTTATCTGCTTTAGCTCTAGCTCTATCAGAATCTTTATTGTTAGGTACATCTACTTTTAAATTTGGAATACGACCTATTTTTTGTGATAAATGTTCCAAACCTGACATCATTAGATTAGGTACAGGTATTTGATAATCTTGAAATCCTTTTAACTGGTCGCCAAGTAAAGCAAGTATTCCATCAGGTCCTCCATTCATAATTGCACGAATACGACCTCTTGTAGAGTACGCACTTTGATTGTCGTAATGTAAATTTGTTACAGCGTATTGTATTTCTTCTGGTGTCATTTTAACCCCAAGGGCTTTCGTTCATATCGCTTAAATCCCACTCTCCAAAACTTGGCTCATAATCTAATCCTACTTCAGCTAGTCTTTCTTTTTGTAATCTCCTAATTACTCTCATAGGAAACCAACTAGCCATAACTACATCTGATTTATTATTTCTACCAGATTGCTTACTAGCACCTGTAGAAAAATAAATTAGTTGCCTACGATATATATTACTCTTAGTTTCACTTTCTGCACTACCATAAGGCAAACTTATTAGTTCTTCTTTAAACAATTCTCTCATACTTCCAACGCCAAAGATAGGATCAAATTTGTTTTTTTGTGTCTGATGTCCTTCTAAATAAATACCCATTCTTGCACAATACTCTTTTAAATCTTTATCTTGTCGTATAGCTCTTTGAAATCCATTTTCTTCTATAACCCAATGAGCAAGATTATATTTTTCGTACCATTTTTTTATTGTTTTTTTTGCTTGTATAATGCCACCACCCTGTTCATTTTCTACATCAATCATATACATTTTTCCTGTATCTGTATTTACAGCCCACAAAAAACACGCTTGAAAACCTGTAGAAGCTGGGTCAAGTCCTGCAATAAGTTTTGTACCTGCTGGTATCTGCCCAATAGTTCTATTTACATCTCTGCACTTATCTACTTCTTCTACATCAAACATTGTTATACCATCAACAAATGCTTTGTTAAGATATACCATTTCAAATATTGCTTTACCACCTGTAGTTTCAGCAGCTTGTAAACGAGATAGTAACCATTTGTAACTACGCTTACTTGCCCATAGCATACAATCTTTATGTACTGTTATGTCATTTTCTGGCAATACACATTCTGTACTATGTGCTTCTTCTACTATCTTTTCCATTTGTGGATTTTCTAATAAAAAGTTATATAAATCTTCTGGATGTTGTCTTGAACCTATAACAACAATAGCTGTGTGTTCCTCTTTACGAGATGACAAAGTAGTTGTCCACCATTGTCTAGTTTGTTCTCTAGCACTAGGTTGTATTGTTGTGCCGTGATCTTCAATGTCATCTGCAATAATTAAATCACAGTCACGAGAAAGTATCTTGCCACCTTTACCTACAGCAACCATAGTAGGTGACTTAATACCAGTAACAGTTCTATTTGCTACTGTAAACTGTCCTGATGTCCAGGATTTACCTGACCTGCTTTTAGGTTTAAATGTTTTACCTGGTCCACAAAAATCCTCTATAAGTTTTTCGTTATGCTCCAAATGATCTACAACAGCACCTACAGCATTCTTAGCTATTTCTTCGTTACCACCAACCCACATAATTCTTACATTAGGATTTTTACATATCTGCCATACAGCAAAGTGTGTAAGCAAGTCTGTTTTTCCGTGTCTAGGTGGACTAAGTATCATTTGTTCGCCACCTTCATCAATAGCTTTTAAAATGCTTGAAATCCATTTTTTATGAAAACTTGCTGTTTCATATTGATCTCCTGTTTCTGTTTGAAAGTATCTATCTCTAAAATCCTCAAACTTTTCTAATGACTTAATTGCTTCTTCTGGTGTTGTCCAATCTTTTTGTTTTTCTAAATTATCTTTGTCAATAAGATACGCTTCGTGCATTTTTGTAACAACAGCTTTAGTTACATCATAAAACTCTGCTACATCTTTTTTCTGTATGTTTTTTGCTTGTACATCTGCTGCATAATTTTCTATATAATCTTGATAATACTCGCCACGATTCACAGTCATCTGTGATGCGTTTTTTTCTAGCTTTCTTTTCTTAGCTCGTTTATGCTGTGCCTTACGACTGCACTCAACAGTACAATACTTTTTGTTATTATGTTTAGCTGTAAACTTTCTTTCGCAACTTGGATTAGAACAAGTTTTACGTTCAGCCATTATCTTTTTTTCTTTTTTTTCTTGTCAGAAACTCTTGACTTTTGTACTTTCTTTGTATTAATTTTTTTACCAGCTTTGTATGCTTTTGCTGTTCTTTTTATTTCTGCTGCTCTTTTCTTAGCTGCAGCATCAGATAATCCTGCTAAGTATTTTGCTGGTACACCAAATCTATAAGGTTGTGTTCTTTTTGCCACTACTTTTTTTTCTTTCCACCACGAAGGTCAGTATCGTGTTTTTTAGAACCACGAATAAAACTATTGACCCTACCCATAGCCCAAGCACCCATACTTACACCAGGTCTTGATCCTGAACTAAGGTATGCTGCTTGACCTCTACGATAAACTTTTTTAAGTGTAGATAAAGATATACCACTAGATTTTGCTTTTTTAATTAAAGCTGCGTTTGCACTTGCTGGTATTTTTGCTGCCATTATTTTTTAATCTTCTTTACTTTTCCGTTTTCTGTTCTAGCAAATTTATGCGTTTTAGTTTCTCTAATAAGAGTACCATAATATCTTTTGCCACCAAACATCCAACTAACTCTTTTAGCCATTACTTACCTACAGCTTTTTGTGCTCGTTTATGAGCTTGTGTAAATGTAGCACCACGTTTCATACTGTTACGCATATACTCCATATGTCTTTTTGTATGATGCACAGAATGCTTTTTCATTGTCTGTTGTTGTCTTTTAGTAAGACCAGACATATCTACACCTTTTATTTTCATTTCTTTTTTTTCTTTCTAAGTGCTGCAAAATCAGCAGCAGTTATTTTATTTCTAGGTGGTGCCATTCTAGCAATCTTCATTTGCTTTTGTGAATAACCTTTTTTACCTTTTGGCATATTACTCCTTTACCAATCCCTACACGCCCAGTAACGAGCAGTAGTCTTATCTTTTGCAGTAGAACATTTGTGCCTAGCTCGGAATGAAGCTCTTGCTTTAGGATTGTTTTTACGAACAGGCATATTCGGATCACCAAACATTACCTTTTTTACTTTCCCATTGGACATAACAAAAACTTTTTTGGATTTGCGACCATACCCAGGTTCGCCTTTCCTAATAGCCGTAGGACTATTTAGCTTAACCTTCATTCCTTGATAGGTAGCCATTTGTTATCTCTTGCCTTTTCTTTTTTTGCCAGACATTTTTTTCTTCTTCTTATATCCGTACATATCTTTTAGTTCTCCTAACTATACTATATCTTGTATGAGTGATTATATAAAAGGAAATAAATATCCTAATCATAAACCCTCTACTTCATATAGTAGTGGAAGAATTTGTTTGCAGGATAATTGTGATACTGTTATATCAAAATATAACAAGTATAGATATTGTAATAATCACAAAACAAAAACGTACCCTAGAATCAAAGGCAGACAAAAGCCTGAAGGCTTACAAGAGCCGAAGGCGTAAAAAAAATTTTTTCATACCCTAGACAAGCTAGGGCTATTGGTTAATCAAACAGGGAAGTTGATACTCATAAGAAATGAGTACTTTCAGTATATACCATAATAGATCCTAAGTCAATAAACAAAACCCTGCCGAAGCAGGGCTTGTTCCGTATACAGTTGTCCATTACTGTTTATGAAAGAAAATGAATTAACTTAAATTACACATACCTTTGTCTATATGATTTCAAGCATATTCTTTTTCCTTAGTTATAGATATTTATTTATAACTAACTCTTAGGACTTTCCTAAGATAATTTGTATATTAATATTTCTGTGATAGTATGACAACAACAAACAAGATATTTCTCCAGCTTTTAGAAAGAAATATTGGATCAAACAACAGGATAAGTGGACTAGCTGGACCATAGTAACTAGGGTCATAGCCTATTACTTCATAATTTAAAATAAGTCATAAACAGATTTGTTATCGGTTGGGAGGGATGACACAGGGTTAGAACTATACTTTAATATTTTTTTTTCTAGTATTCTTTTATTATTGAAGAAATGTAAAGAGTGTGAAAACACACTAAAACAGATTGGTGATCAAAACAGATATTACTGTGACAGTAGTCCTACTATATGTAGTATGTCTGGTAAAACACACAATATATAGTAGGTAATTTGTAGGAATAAGTTTCCTTAGATTAAATTTAATCTTACGTATAATAAGGTGCATACGCAGGTTAATATATGCATTTGTCTTGTACAACGCAACATAATAGCTATTATAGGACAAGTTATATTAGTCAATGTTTATAGGGTTTTTGATCGTTTAACCAATAAATAACTAGGTATGCGTACATATAGGGTATTTTTTTAAAGAAATGGGGGGTAGTGGTTTAGATTGCAAAAGTACGACAGTAATATTATTTCTTGCTTATCCTCCAACTATCCACAACAAAAAAAATAATTAAATAAATGATTTGTAATATAAATTTTACAAGCATATAATCTTTACATATGGTTAATTACATAAAGGGGTAATAATGGAAACAAAAGAAAAAGAAAATAATACTATGCAATTTAAACCAGATAAGGTTGATTGTGATTATATTCACGATTTTACAATGATTGAATTAAGTAGTAATTATTTTTCTAGTAGTATACGCAAATTTCATAACTCAAAGATCAAAAGAGTTTTATTTGTTGATACTGATAAAGAGCAACAAAGTAATATATTTTCTTATTATGGTGTAAATCCATATAAAGAAGTTATTACTTTATTAATAGAAGAAGTTAGTGATTTTTACGATATGAAAGAATATAAAATTATTCTATTACATAATGATAAAATCACGCACTTACAACAAGATATCGGTTCAGCTGGTTTTCAAGTTGTAAGGTTTAAAGATTACCAACAAGCTAGAAAAGAATTAAACAGGTTAGAAAAAGAATTAAAAACTTCTTTAAATTGTTTAAAAGACTTTAAATAAATAGCTAACACGCAATTGTTATCGGTTGCGTGTAGGGTGTTTATAAACACTAGAAAGAGGTTAATTAAATGATTGATACAGTTATTTTAAATCCTACGCAATACTTTATATTGGTTGTAGGTTGCTATTGTGCAGGTTGGTTAAGCTATTGGTTAGCCGATACAGTTAAAGAATACTTAAACAAAAAATATTACATTAAAGGGGGTAATTAAATGAATTATATTAGTGTTAGTTGTTGGAATTGTAGCAAGATAACAAGAAAGATAATTAAAAGAGTAGAACAAGCTATATATTGCAAGAAATGTAATGAATTAGTTTTAATTGTAGATAATACATTAATTGAAGAACATTTAGCAAATACACTTTAAAGGGGGTGAATAATGAGAAATGACACATATAACAGGTTAAGAACTAAAACAGTTGCAGTAGGTAGAAAAAGATATTACGAAACTTTAAGAAAACCTAGATTTATTTGGTTATATAATTTTATAAATAAATTATGTGATAATTTAATAGACTTAGCTTTTAACATTAAAAGATTAAATAGAAAATATA